AGAAGGTATACGCCTGATTTTCTTTTGGACAACGGTATCTTTGTTGAAACAAAGGGTAGGTTCACAGCCTCCGATCGTGCTAAGCACATCCTGGTAAAGGAACAACACCCCAACCTGGATATCCGTTTCGTTTTTACGAATCCAAATCAGCGCATCAGTAAGCGCTCTAAAACTACATACGCTGACTGGTGTGACAAGAATGGCTTTAAGTATGCCCATGCACTTGTGCCAGTGGAGTGGATAAAAGAGAAACCTAAGAAGTGAGGGTATAACAATGGAAGAGCGCATCGTCGGTCTTGTGTCTGGTCCGTACAGCACGGGTGGGTACCACTGGAATGTATGTGAGGTCACAGATGGCCGGGACTTCTGGCACGAAGAGATCTTCTACGACACTCTGGAAGAGGCTCTGGAGGACTGCTACCATATCTCTTGTGGTGGCGAGTTTGACCTCGAAGAGGACTACCTTTCAGAAGAGGAAGAAATGGAGATTGACGATGGCTACTAAAACCGCTGTTGTTTTTTCATGCAGCCACTCTGACCCCAAGGTCAGCAACGATCGTTATACATGGTTGGGTAAGTTCCTGTACGACATGAAGCCCGAGTATGTAGTTGATCTTGGTGATGGTGCTGACATGAGATCCCTTAATAGCTTTGACACCCGTAAGCCTGACGCTATCGTGTCTCAGAGCTACGAGAGGGACATAGCCCACTACAACGATTCCCAAGAGCGTATGCGTTGGGAGTTTGTTAAAAACAAGCGGAAGCGGCCCGCCTTTTATGGATTTGAGGGTAACCATGAGAACCGTATTAAAACAGCTATTAGCCATGATCCTAGACTTCACGGGGAAAGGTTTGGCATCTCGTTTAAACACCTTAACACTTCTAAGTGGTTCGACGAGTATCATGAATACGAAAATGGTGCGCCCAAGATTCATCGTTACGATGGCGTTGATTACGCACACTTTATCACTGCTGGTAACATGGGTCGCCCTTTGGCTGGTATACACCACGCCTATGGACTTGTCCAAACCCGTTACAATTCTTGTGTCGTCGGTCATACTCATAAGCGCGACATTTACTTTAAGGATGGGGTTGGCCATGGTTCAGCTATTGGTATGGTGGTCGGCTGCTACAAAGGAGCGGAAGAGTCGTGGGCTGGCCAATCCAATTCCCAGTGGTGGAAAGGAGTGGTCGTTCTCCGCTCTATCGAAAGTGGCACTTTTGAACCCCAGTTTGTCAGCCTTCTATCGCTCGAGCGGGAATACGGACGTTCGTAATAAAGATGGCGACTGGGAACCTTTAGACAAGAAAAACTGAATCTCATGGAGTAAGAGATAAATGACTGAATATGGACCAAAGCTTCCTATTAGTGAAGAAGTACACAAAATGAAATACCGTCTCGAGGGTGAGACGTTCCGGGAGGCAATGGCCCGTGTAGCCGACACGCTTGGCGATGGCCAAGAACACTACAAAGAGTTTAAGAGCATCCTGTACGACATGCGCTTCATGCCCGCAGGTCGAGTTCAGGCTGCTATGGGTGCTCCACGAGAGGTTACCCCTTACAACTGTTTCGTATCCGGCACCATTGAGGATAGCATGCAGGGTATCATGGAGCGGGCTACAGAGGCCGCACACACCATGCGCCTTGGGGGTGGCATTGGCTACGACTTCTCTACCTTACGCCCACGTGGCGCACGTATTAAGAGCCTGGACAGCGTCTCTAGCGGCCCACTAAGCTTCATGAAGGTGTTTGACGCTGTATGTGGCACAGTCTCTAGTGCTGGTCACCGCCGCGGTGCTCAGATGGGTTGTATCCGTGTAGACCACCCAGACATTGAAGAGTTTGTCACAGCCAAGAACAACCAGACTGAGTACACAAACTTTAACCTGTCTGTTCTTGTGACTGATGAGTTTATGCGCGCAGTTATTGCTGACGCAACGTTTGACCTTAAGTTTGAGGGTCGTGTGCACAAGACCGTACGTGCCCGCCCACTGTGGGATAAGATCATGCGGTCAACCTGGGACTATGCAGAGCCCGGTGTGTTGTTTATCGATCGCATCAACCGCAAGAATAACTTGCACTACTGCGAGACTATTGCAGCTACAAACCCCTGTGGGGAGCAGCCGCTACCGCCATACGGCGCATGTCTCTTGGGCAGCTTCAACCTTACGAAGTACCTTCGCAAAGATCTTCTAGATATGTACACCTTTGACTACGACGCATTCAAGCACGACATCCCTGTTGTTGTACGTGCCATGGATCTTGTAGTTGACCGTGCTATCTACCCACTTGCGCAACAAGAGGCTGAGGCGCGGTCGAAACGCCGGATGGGCCTAGGTGTCACAGGTGTAGCTAATGCTCTAGAGATTATGGGCTACCCGTACGGTAGCTCCGAGGCCAAGCTTGCCTTCGAGTCCATCATGGCTACCCTGCGGGACACTGCATATCGCGCCTCAGTTTCTCTGGCTATCGAAAAGGGACCGTTCCCCCTGTTCAGCCCAGAGTACTTAGATAGTGAGTTTGCCATGACACTGCCCGACGACATTCGGGAAGACATCCGTCGCCACGGCATTCGCAACTCGCACCTACTGTCGATCGCCCCAACAGGGACTATCAGCCTTAGCGCTGACAACATCTCGTCCGGTATCGAGCCTGTCTTCTCGCTAGGATACGACCGTACAATCATCGACTTCGATGGCCCAAAGGTCGAGCGGGTGGATGACTACGCATACCGTGAGTTTGGCGTCAAGGGTAAAACCGCTGACGTTCTGACCCCTGATGAGCACGTAGATATGCTGCTTATCGCCTCGCGCTATGTTGACAGTGCCTGTTCGAAGACCTGCAACATTGGTGACAATGTCTCGTGGGAAGAGTTCAAAGACGTCTACATGAAAGCGTGGAAGGGTGGCGCATCTGGCTGCACTACTTTCCGAGCTGCAGGTAAGCGCTTTGGCATTCTTAACGCTGCAGCATCTGAGGATGTAGCTGACCCCAAGCCAGAGGCTGTTGATGACTTCGTGTCTGAGAGCGAGGGTGCAGCCTGCTACATTGACCCCAATACCGG